AATGCTTACTGTTCCAGTAATATTTCGGGTATTCCCACCCACAATTTCTGCTTCGGGAGCAAATGACCCTGTCTTATTTGCCATATTGAGAATATTTTGAAAATCATCATCTGCTTCTGGAATATTTTCAAAAGTTTCAATTTTGGATTCACCTAATGGTTCTAATGTATCGGGATTTAATTCAACTCCAACATCGCTCCCACCAGTTTCTACTTCTACATTACTATCACCAGCACCCTCAGAACCCGGTGGTTTAAATATTGTTTTTGGTGGTTGTTTTCCAAATACACTATTTGATAAAGTATTTTGTAAAAAACTCAAATCTTCTGGTTCTGTTTCTGGTAATTCACTTATATCTGCCTCATCTGGCATGTTTGATGTTTCAGTATCGCCAAATCTTAGATTTCCTCTAACATTTTCACTTTCACGTGTAAATGGGTCGTTGAATTGTTCTAATTCAGCATCAGTCATGGGTGTTGGAGCGATGTCTGTTTCAACATCTGGTTCAAAATCTTCAAAATCTTCTTCAAAATCCTGTGGTTCTTCATCAGCATTATATGTTTCTCCTTCTTCATTTTGTGGTTCTTCTGCATTTTCATTTTCATTTTCACCTTGTGTATTTTTTATATTTTTTAATTTTTTACCAATAGATATTAATTTATTAATAACTGGCATTGCTGAAACACCTCCTAAACTAAAAGCACTATTTCCTATTGTTTTATCTAATGTTGCACTTTGTGCTGCTTTATCTTTTTTTTTTTGTATTTCTTGTTCTTGTTTAGCATTTGCTGCATTATTTCTTATTTCTTGTGTTTGTCTAATATAACCAATCGCATAACCAATTCCACCTAATTTACGCGAATAATAACTCATTGTTTATATATTATATTATATATTTTATTTTTGTGAATTAAAAATCATTGAATAAAAAAACTATGGATTAATTTGAAAAGTTTATGTATGTATCAGAAATATGATTCTTCTTAATAGATATGAAATAAAAGATAACACATAAACTTTTGAGATTATAATTATATATTTGGATTATATATTTTTTTTTCATAATATCATTTCATTTTTTTTAAATCTTTCTGTTGGGAATAACAATTCGGTGAAGTTTAAAAAAATGCATGGACCTGTAATATCTTCATTCATACAACCGTTCAAATATATGCATAAAAAATTGAATTTTTCACTATTATTAATTTTTATCATTTCTTTCATATTATCTTCACCTCCAAACATTAATGAATATTCTTTAATAACATATAAATATTCTTCTTTATTGGATAATTTTCCAAGAAAGATAACATTGCAACAACTCCTTAAATTTCTCGGAATTGAGGACTGAAATCTTTGATTTAATACCACATACAATCCACCCGACCTTTTAATATTTGGATATTTTTTACTTGGGGTAGCACCTCCTAATACATGCCTATATATGGATGCTAATCTTGCCATACTTGTTGATGACCTACTATTAAAATCTGGGAGCGACATCAAGTCATCAACAACAACACATGCATTACCTTTTAAAGGGTCATTATTCATTTCTGTTCTTTTTTTTATAATATTATTAAAAACAGTATCACTGCAACTATTGGATTGATTACCATAATATTCTAATAAACTTTTCAAAGTTGGGTCAAAAGCGAAAGCACCACCTATAAAATAGATTTCATCATAATAATATTTTAAAAATCTACCGAGAAGATTTAATAACAAGGTTGTCTTCCCACCGCCCGGAATTCCTATTACAAGTGCTAATACCCCACTATGAAAATCTGGGAGATTTTTATGAATATCCATTTTATATATTTTTTTAAAATTATCTTTCGCAGGTGGTAATATTGTTAAATCATTACTCATTGTATATAATATAAATGAATATTTTTTTATTGTATAAATATATAATATGAATACTGAAATTTATTTATACATACCAAGGGATAAAATATTAAATAAAATAAAAAGAAAACATAGAACAAAAGATTTTAGAGATATATATTTTTATAGAGATAAAAACAAATATGTATTTAATGAAAAAAATATTAAAGAAATAGATATTTATAAAAGTCAAAAAATTCAAACAAATACTTTTTACAAAGATAATTATAAAAGTCAAATAGATAAATATTTTGACTGGTATAAAGTATTGAAACCAAAATATAATGATTGTGATGAAGTATATATTAAAACAAAAGAAAAAAGAGATAATACTTATAAAAAAAATAAATTTAAACAATTAAAAAAAAAAATAGAATATAATAAATTAAAAAAAAATTCTCAACACAATAATAAAATTTCTAAAAAATCGTTTATTGTGGATTTTTCTTAAATTAATTTTTAAATAAGTTTTTTTATCTTAAAAAAAATATATTATATATTATATAAACAATTATGCAAACTTCTAACCGATCTCACACTTTTAAATCTGAAAGAGGTAATGATGTATATCTCTCGGGACAACGTATTATTATTAATCTAAGTGCAGAATCCGCCCCCATAATTAACACAAGTGATAGTTATTTAATGTTTTCTCTACTAATGGGTAATGATAAAACTAAGCAACCAAATGCTAATTATGTAATACCTGACCCAAATATTGGTGGTATGCCATTTGAAAGTATGACACTAAGGTCTGGTGATGGGGCAACTGTTTTAGAACAATTGGATAGTATGGAAATTTATGAAGGATTACGTAATTACTATGGTATGAATTCTAATGATGAAAATTTACAAGCAATTTATAACGGACGACAACAATTATTTAATCGTGAATATATTAGTGATAATTCTGCAACTCCAAGTGCTGCTAATACGCGTATTTGGGCAACAAGTTCCTATTCTGGTGTAGGTGCTACTGGTGATTTAACGAAAACCCGACCCCCTAATCGTGGTGGTGGATTTCAAAGTCAGTATTATAGTTTTACAGATAATTTAACTACTGATAATGCACGAAAGGCACAAGTTCAATATAGATTTTCTATGTCGGGATTATTATCTTCATTAAAGACGGAGTTATTAAGCAATATTGTATTAGGTGGTGTTATTATTGAACTAACCCTATTAAATAATAATAAATTCTTACGAGTTCAGAAATGTTTAGCAAGTCAAGTAAATACAGTGAGTGTTCGTTCTATTGGTTATGGTTTAACAAAAAGAACCACTGGATATACTTTTGATGAAGAAAGCGGACTTCAATCTTTTGAAGGTGGTGCGGATCAAGAATATTCATTAAGTAATATGTCTTATGGATTACGTGGGTATTATGATAATACTGGTGGTGGGGTAGAGGTATTAAATCCAGTCCCTGCAGCAACACCAATAACTGGAATTATTTTACATAATACAGTAGATACAGTTGCTACTGCTGCTACTTATAATAAATTTGAATTAAATAATATTGAAAATTGTAGTATTAAAGTTGGTTCTAAAATTCGTGTTGGATATACATTATTAGCAACGGCGGGAGGGATTCCAGGTACAAATGTTAATAATACAACCGCCCAACTAATAGATAGTGTTGTATCTTCTGTATCTATGGTTGGTGGGCGAGTACATATACGATTTGCTGAATTTACAACACAAGCAGCAGTTGCAAATAGAACTACTGGTATAATTGCTCTTGGTAATCCCGTAATTTGTTCTTTAACTTCAAGTGGAAGTCCAACCCCAGTTGCTGGTGCTGTTGGTGTAAATTCTATGCGAAATACTCCTAATGAAATGACTATTAATACTGCACGATATGAAGTATCCGATGTTGAATATTGTGCTAATGTTGTTGAAACTCCAAGCGGTTATTTAGATACAATGGTTAAACAGGCAAGATCTTCCAAATTAAAAATACAATTTAATACATGGCGTGATATTCGTGTAAATATTAATCGTGAGGCATTATCTAATGAAATGAATATTCCAACAGATTTACGTCGTTGTTATTCATTAATTGGTGTAAATGAAATTTTAAGGAGTTCATCTATTTTAGTAGATAGTATATCTCCTTCATCTGCTAATCTTGCTTCTTATCAATTTATTATAAATGGTATTAGAACGCCAAATATGGAAGTCAGTCTGAGAAGAATTGCAAAAGGACGAGTTGATGCCCTGGCGATCATAGAGACTGAAAAGGCAATTATGGAAACTAGTATTCCATTGAAAAATATAAGAAATCCAGCACAATTTATAACTATTGCTCGCCGACTTGGAGCATATGGGTCAAGTGTTGATTTATCACAGAAAAATATTAAATGTCGTGTTAATTACGATATTACTCAACCACTATCACTTTTATATCATTTTTTTATGTATCATACATCAACTATTGTATTTAACCAAGGGCAAGTTATGGTTGTTTCTTAAATGAAAATAATTTTAGTAAAAAACATTAATTTATATTAATTTAATTAATTAATAATTAAAATCTTAAAAAAAATATATTATATAATATTATATAATATGTCATTAGTTGATTTTCAAAATTCTCAAACAATACCTGTAAATGGGCAAAGTGAATATACATCGTCAAATGGTAATTTTAATCTGGCATTTCAATTGTCAGGTTCTGCCAACATGGCGCTTGATTTAAACAGTATTAGATTAATATGTGAAGTGGATTACTTGACTGGGTCGGGGCAACATCTAAATAATAATGATGTTTATGGATTAGGAGTTCGTGTATTAAATGCTGCAGCAAATGCCGCACCACCAGCAGCGTCAATTCTTCCAAATTTTGATATACCAAATCAAAGTTTTGTAGATGTTGATGCGCGAACTGGTGTTAATATGTGTATTAATAGTATTTTATTTGAAGATAGTGAGAATAATGTATTAGAGAATGTAGTATCTTTTCCACATCTTATTAATAAAGTTGTTTCTATGACTATGAGTCAAGACGACCAACTTACATGGGGCGGTTCTACATATGGTATTTGTGGTGGTGGTAAAAGTCTTGTAAATCAACATTCTTTAAATTCCACAAAAGATGTTGCTATTAAATTATATACTGGATTATCTCAATCTGCTCCTTTACCATATTCAGCAGTTAGATCTCGCCTAAATATTTCTATTCAATTAAATAGTAGTTCTGCTGTATTTAATGGGGGTAATAATCACGGAGCACAATTCGGGGTGGGCAGTGCACATGCATCCCTAAATAATGGTTGTTTCTATCGGTTAAAAAATGTTAAAATGGTTTTTAGAAATTTAATATTTGATGACCCAGAAGCACCTATTTTAAAATCGGGATATTCTTATAGACATTTTAGTAGTCTTCAAAGCACTATTAACTCGTCAAATAATACCAACATATACCAACCAAATGCAACTAATGCTATTTCTATTATGAGTTCATTTATACCATCAACTAATTTAAATAATTATTCTAAAAATTCAGTTCAAAGTGGCAAATTAAAAAATCAAATACCAGCAGGTACTATTTATCCAGCAACTGTACCCGAAAGTGTTAAAATACATACTGTGGATTTATTAAAAAATAATGTTTCTTTTCCATTAACATATCCTATTGATGAATCGGTATATACACAAAATAACAGTGGATTAAATAATTATGAAACTCAAAGAAGTTATTATTATTTATCTACTATTAAACCATTTAATATGATAAATTCTTGTTTAATTTCACCTTCTACTGAAAACTATGGAGGGTTTTATGAAGCAACAAGTGCTGATTATAATGTGCCAGTTTCTGCTGGGGTGGGTATCCGATATGCAAATGTCAGTTCATCAGATGGAACAAATTACAGAGGTGCGAGTTTCCAACAAAGAATTAATTCGGGATTAAATTCGTCTTTAAATAACGAACTTTTTACAAATATTTTATCAACCCGTAGAATAATTATAGGTCAAAATGGACCAGTTGTATTACCATAATTTAAAAAAATTAATTGAGTTAAAATTTATAAAATTTTTATATATTTATATATTATATAAAATGTCATCGTTTAGTTTAGAACAAAATTTAGAAGAAAGCAATTTAGATTTTATTAACACGCAGGTTTTACGACCTATATCTATTAATAATGATAGTTGTACGATCATCATACCCAATCGCGGCGGAAGTTTGGATAAAAAAACTTGCATCCTACTACCTGCAACAGTATCCAATAATAACTGTTTTTATCCTATTGGAACTGGTGTTGCTGCTCTACTATCAAGTGTTACTCTATTAGCAAATGGTAAAGTAATTTGTCAAAATACAGAACCCGGTCAATATTTAACTATGTCCTCATATTTTCAAAAACAAGAATATAGACGACGTGTATTAACTCCTCGTATGGGAATTCGTGAAAATTATAGTATTACGGATACGGGAACACAAGTAATTTTAAATCCAAGTCCCGCCACAGTTCTACAAACACCAGGTAAAATTGCTCTATCTCAAATTGATAGACTATACGAAAACCCAAATGTTGGGGCATGGCAACCCGAAGTTAATTCTTTTGGTAATGTTGATGAAAGTAATCAAGGATTAAATAATTATTGTTTATCTACTGATGAAGAAAAAACAGGTCAATTTTATTTATATTTACACGAATTATTTCCTAAATTATACGGAACTCTTGAACTACCAACTTATTTAATTGATGATGAACTATCCTTAGTTATTAGATTTTCAAATAATAGTCCAACACCACAAGCAAACGAACGAGTTTTATGTGATAGTGATAATATTCAACGACTAAGAATTCCTGCACCACCCGCAGCACAAACTCCTTATGTTGTTTCTTGTCAAATTTTAACCGACCAAGTTGTTCTTCTAACCGATTATTTAGTTCCTACTCAAAAGGCAAAAATGGAATTAACTGAAAAAGTTATGTCTAATGAGGGTTTAGTATTAACCTATGGTGATTTATTAACAAATAATTTCTTTATGCAGGGTTTGGCAGATGTACCCGTTGTTAGGAATTTTAAAAGATATAATTTTTCATTAGGTATGTCAAATAAAACCATTAGACAAATGTATATTATGTTTAACCCGACTAAGAATTATACATTAACTAATGGTGATACTCCTTATGCCCCAAGTGGTGGTGGTGCTGGGGGAATTCCAAATGAAACTACCCGAACATCTTTTAGTCCTTATAATTCTATTAATTGTCTAAAAGGTAAATATGCTTCAAAAGCACTATCTTATTTAGAAGATGGTGAAAGAGTTCAAATACAATTTAATAGTCAAAATCTGTATAACACACCTTTACAGTCATCGGGTGAAAAATTACATCAATTGATGACAGCATACGGAAGTCAATTTTGTATGCCTTCTTCTTGTTATGATTTTAAAGATATTACTGTTGATAGTGTTGATGCAAAATTACCAGCATATGCGGATCACGTTGGACGTCTATTATATCAAAAATCTCTAATTTCTAATAAAGATAGTATTCAAGGTTGGTCTAATCAAAATACAGTTGGTAATGCACATGTTTTAGGTTTCAATCTTCAACGACCAGTGCTTACTGAAAACAACAGATTAGTAAGAGTAAATATTGCTGGTAGTGGTAGAAAATGTGGAACTCTACCTATCCAAATTCAAATAGACCGATTACAAAATAGATCCGAACCAAACGACGATAGGGATATGGTTGTTATATGTTGTGTTGAAAAAACAATGACATTACAAGGTGGGCAAGTGTATGTGAATGAAGAATAAATATTGTGTTGAAAATCTTCTTTCCATTTATTTTTTAATAATTTTTTAAAAAGTTATTAAAAAAAAAACTATGGATTAATTTGAAAAAGGGGGGGTGTTAGTTTAAAATGTGTTTCTATATAGAGGTGAGTCATATTAGATAGGACTTAAACTTTTGAGATTTGAATATGATTTTTTTTTTCAAGTAAAATATTTTAAATAATCATTTTCATCATTTGAAGTTTTTAACATTCTTCTACTACTTCTATTATTATAAAATCCATAATTTATTTTTTTTTTAGGTTGTTGTTGTTGTTGTTGTTGTTGTTTTTTTTTTAATTCTTCTTGTTCTTTTTTCTGTTTCATCATTTGTCTTTTTGTTTTAATATTTTCATATCGGGACATCATATTATAAAATTTTTTAAATTCATCATTATAATTATTTTGTGTTGAATTTTGTATTGGTTCAATATTATTTTTTATTTCTGTTTCATATGTTTTTTTTTCTAATTCTTCTTTATATTGATTATTATTAATAACTTTTTTCGCTGTTTCTAAATAATCAACATTTTTTTTAATATTGTTCTTTTCATTATTTTTAATAATTTCTTCTTTCTCTTTTTCTTCTTTTTCTTTTTTTTGTCTTTTTAATTCTCTGTTTCTTCTACGTGTTTCAAGACCTTTTAATCGTGCTAATTTTAATTTTTCTTTATGTGCTTCTGTCATTGGTTTTCTTGGTTTTTTAATTTTGGGTATTGGTTTTTCATCAATTGTTTTTTTATCAATTGTTTCTTCTTCTTTATTTTTTGTTTTTGTTTCAAATAAATTAATATCTGCTAATGGGTCAATTTTTAACTCATCTGCTTGTGTTTGTTCTTGTTCTTTTTCTTTTTCTTCTTTAAAATCAATATTTAATAATTTATTTTTCATAAAAGGGATATCCATATTAATATACTATATATTAATATTTTTATATTCAAAAATAAAACTTATGGATTAAAACTTTCTTCATTTGGGTTTTCTAAATTTCTCACACTCATACTTTTTTTAATACCATCTATAATACCATTGGATTTGCATTTACTTGCACCCATAAGTTCTGAAATTACTGAAAATGAACCTAATAGTATGTTAATTCCTAAACTTATATAAAATTTAATATCTTCTGATTCACAGTCAAGCATAGTGGATTCGGTTGTAAAATTCATCATATATATTATATTATATATTATATATTATATAATGTCTTATAACGAAACGACAATTATAGAAGCAAACTACAAAGATAGAATAAATCTTGATAGTAAAAGTAATGATTTTATAGTAAGAGTACCACCGAGAATAGTAAAAAAAGGGTCAGTAATAGAACTCCAAGGTGCAATCGTTCAAGAAATAAGTGCAAATAACGACTCCATAGTTGAGTTAAGTAATATGAATGTTTCAAAACAAGATACACATACTTCATCTTGGACGTCTGTTGAAGTAAGATATTTCATAAATAACAATGGTTATAATAGTGTTGTGCATCCAATGATTCAAACAAATTATAGTGAAATCGCACAATACACAGACCCCGATGGAAATGTTTTATGGCAAAAACAACAAAGATGGGCGAATAATACATCATATACTCAACCCAATATTTTAGGTGCGATTGGTATAAATTTAATCAGTGGTTTTAATGTAAATACAAGTCAAAGACAAGATTATAATTTTCAAAACTCTGGAATTTATGGATTAAAACCAACAGTTGATTTCGTTAAATTTGATTCAACAATAGCACATGTGGGTAGTGCTTATTATGGTGATTGGGATATTCCAAATCCCGTTGATATATATGATGATTTAGGAAATGGAAATATATATAATTTCGCATTACAAGGAGCAGTTGGTATAAGAACGGCATTAAAACGAAATCAACCGAACGGGGATAAATATACTTATATAAAACCAGGATTTAAAGGATTTATAGCATATGACACGAGTGAAGAAACGGGAATACCAGATGTTGAAATTTATACAAAAAATATAATATTAGATTTGAAAAATAATTTGATGGAAACAGCAGATGAAATAGCATTATTAATTAATTCAAAGTTGCAAGGTGATACATTTAATGCAAAAAATAATAATGTAAAAGTTATGTCAAAATTCCGTCAGTGGAGTACAGATTATATAAAAAAATATCCCAACTCCGATGTATTATATCCAGAAAATAGTGATAAAGAAGTTGTATCCATAACTTCGGATACATTAATTAATATTCCATGCAATTTTCAAAATAACGAAGAACATAAAATATTTGGTGATGGTTTATTTGTAAAAGATGCCGAGAGATTTGTTTATGGGTGTGGATTATTTAAAATGAATAAAAAATTTACAAAATTCAATGGTTCATTTCAAGTAGTTAAAGGTATAGACCCTGTTTGTTTTAGACCATATTTAAATGATTTTGATACATTATATAGAGGTGGAACAAATTCAACATTCCCATCAATAGAATATCCAGCAACAATTGCTGTTTCATTAAAACAGAATGACCCAGTTTATGAACCTTTTGAATTTGATAATACCGACCCAAATTTAGATATTGAATGGGTTTTTACAAATTTACAACCAGATAATATATTACCAGGCAATGGTTTTTTAAGATTTAAAAAAACAAATCCAGATTTAACAACAATAAATGATGATGTCAATTATATTTACGGTGTTGAATGGTCTTATAATGGAAATACACAACAAGAATATTATATATCATCTTATGATGATTACAATGGTAATTTATCAATGAATTTATATGAAGCAGATATAATAGGTGGTAAATACGTCCAAACATCACCTATTATTATATTTAGAATTTTACTTGATAATAGTATTTTGAATGGATCGACGATGAATATCACATCATTAAGTAATTCAAAAACATATGAATTAATTAATGAAAAATTAGACCTTAGAACAAATTTATTATTATCATTCGCACAAAATAAATCTGTAAATGGTCTTCCATATTATGGACTTGTTGGAAATACTGGTGGAGGTCAATATGGTACAGATAATATAGATTTAGACCCAATTATTAATGAATATTTATGTCTTCCAGATAAATTTGTTATTCCTATGAATGTAAAAATATATAATGATAATAATAATCTTTCAATTATTTTAGATAAAATAACTAAATTTTTTAGAAATAATGAAACATATATCGGAAATTATACAAACCCTGTCGCAATGGAAAAAGACACTTTAAATTGGATATGTGATTTGGATATAGGATTAGCATGTGATTTTAATAATGCCCTAAGTAATTGGTTATCATCAAAAGGAAAAGACAATCCAAATGAAGATACAACAGATTATACAATATATGACGAACAATCTAATTATTCTATTTACGGTCATTTTTGTCCTAATGTAATGTCAATAGAACAATATGATATTAAAGGTGATACACAAACNGGAATACCATTACCAAATGGATATAATTTTNGNAGACCNTTNACNNTNTANCCNATATCAAGATATGCTAAAATGGGGTGTAATGATTATACAACAAGTGAAAATTATATAAAAGTATATAGTAGATTTAATAGTCAAATTATTACTGGAATTAAAGGGTCAAATCATAATATGAATGTAAATTTTGATGAAAATCACCCACCACAAAGATTACACCCATTATTAAAAATAGAACAATATGACCCAATAATATATAATTATTGTCAATCAAATAATATACCATTAGTTGGATGTAAATATTTAGGAAGCGATTATATGTCATTTGGTTTTATAAATTATAATAATACTTTTAAAGGTGATGGTACGGGAATAGTTGATTATAATTATGAAACTGAAAATTATAGGACTTGTTTTAGGATTTGTTCTTTAACAAATGTGGGTTATGATTGTGCTTCAACAACAAACCCTTATGCGAGTGCAATGAATAGAAACCAATCTGTTCCAACAAACCCAGACTTTTTTACAAGTGAATTTTATGGAGCACAATCAACAACTATACCAAATGAAGAAGTAGGACAATATACGTATGGAGATAATACAAATCCTATATTTTCTCCAAGAATTGAAGATTATACAAATTTTATTTATATTGGAGGTAGTCCTCAAATAAAATATGATAGGTCAAGAATGATATTTACCGCTGGATTTCAACCAAGAAGATTTAATTCTAATGATGCCGAAGGAAGTGCTGACCCAAATATTGGTTCAAATATCGCCATGTTAAATGATAGAACAATGATGTATAATTGTTTAAATTGTAGTATAGGAACTGTTCCAGCAACTATTCCAGCACCAGGTCCATCTCTTGGTGCAAATCAAGTTCCAGTAAGAGGTGCTCCTGCATTTTATCAACAAATTCAAAACAAAGGAATTGTTGATAGTTTATCTGGTGTTGGTATAAATAATCTTTATACAAGAAATGAGGAAACTGTTAATACAGAACCCGGGCAAGATGGTGTTTATTTATGTAAAATAAATATTGATGATACTACTGAAAATTATAATAAATCTTTTTTTAACCTATTGGGTTTTTCATTAAGACAATTTAAACCTTATTATGGAAGATCTTACCAAAGATATAGTCGTCATAATTATAATTCAACAAATAATTTAAAATACAATGGAATAAATTATTTTACTCTCAATGCTTTTGTTAATCAAACAAATATGCAAAATATTAATGTCTATGGACCAAATTATAATATAATAGACCCATCACCACTTCCTGTGCCATATTATCCAAATTCCATTAGAGGACAACCACAATTAATGAATGGATATGTAGGGTTTAATAATCAAAATATACAAGTTCAAACAGATGAATTGCGAGGTGAATCAGTTCCTTCTAAATTACAACAAAGTTTTTATAAAATAACCTCGTCATTACCAAGTGGTAGTTATATAACAAATAATAATAATTTAAATGTATGTAGTTATTTTTATAGAAATTATAAAAATAGTTCATTCTATTTTACATATAGTTCTGGAACTAATATTACATTAACAGAAGATATATTATTAAGTTCAGTTAGAACACAAATATTAGGTGAAAATAATAGAAGTGCCGAACATTTAGGACAAAGCGCAGTTGTTTTTTATAAAATTACAGAAACAAGACAATTACAAACATTAGATGAAGATGATATTAAATTATTAAGTGAAATTCAAAAAAATCCAGAGAATGGTGTTTTACAATTTAACGAACCATTGGATAATTATCAACAAGCAGAAATAAATAGTATTAATATAAATAATAGTTTAAATGTTAGTGTTGGTGAAAATATTACTTATGATGAAGATATTATTAATGAAAATCCCGAAATGCTCGTTCCAATCCCCGAAAACAAAACTGATGAAATAGTAAATCAAATGTCAATACTTGAAAGGAGAGGATTACAAAATTTATCAATAAATCCATATGTTAAAAGGGGTGTTGGACGTCCAGTAAAAATACCAATAACTGAAAAAATTAATAAAACAGAAAAAACATTTGAAACAAGGGGGCGACCAATAAAAGGAACAACAGAAGGAGTTGAAAGAGTTTTTAAAACTGGAATTAGTGATTTAGTAGATTTTTTACAACAAAGAGGTATTAAAGAAAAAGACCCACAATTTAAAAAAATTTTAAAATTAAGAGAAGAATTTGAAGAACCATCTATTACTGGAATAAAATTTCTTGAAACACAAGCAGAAGAAGCAAGAAAAACAACAACAAGAGAAGAACCAGGCAGAAGAGAAGCAGAAGCAGAAGCATTTTAAAAAACTATTAAATTTAAAATAACTAATTATAATATACTCATATGCTATTCAGTATTATAAAAAGTATAACATTATTGATTATAAAAGATGGAACATTACAAGTTGTTAAAAAAGTTATTAAAGATAATTTAATAAAAACAAATTTAAATTTATATAATAAATATAAATATTTCAAAGATGCTTTACATAAAAAAAAAAAAGAAAAACTTTTAGATGAAGCATTATAAAAAGCATTTTGTCTAAATAAAATAGGCGAAATTTTTGGAAGTTGTACCCCAGGTGAATTTTTTGGAAGTTGTTCCATACTATAATAATAATTAATATTTTTTTTTAGATTTTTTATTAATTTTTTTAGTTTTTTTAACCGTTGATAAATCAAACATTTCTTTATCTACAAGTTTTGGTTTTTTTGATTTTTTAGTTTGTTGTGTTTTCATTTTTAACATTCTATTTTCACTTTCTTCTTTATCACATAATTTATCCATGTTGTTTAGTATATTATTATATTAGATAAAAATATTTAAAACATAAAAATAAAATATATTTATATATTATATAATATAATGAGTAATACTAATTCTTTTTTGATTAATTCAAGTGGTTCAAATCCAAATCAATTTATTGCAAAAATTGGTCGTTCATTATCTATACAACCTGGCAGTGAAATTGCTTTAAGTAAAATTAGTTTAACAAATGTTGTTTATAAAGAAATTACAAGTTTAAATAATACATTTGCCATTCTATGGGGACAAAATGGTATGGAATCTACTCCAACAGTAAATGTAAATGAAAGTAAATTAGATTTTATGCCACCAGAAATAATTAGATTAACGCCCGGCGAATATTCATTTACTTCAACAAGTGATGAAGTTATTGATACATTAAATACACCATTAGAAGATAAACGGACTATTGTTTATAATATTATTTCAAGTATTATGAAACAATCTAAATATTTTACTTGGGGTTGGGCAGGTAAAATTGATGCCAATCAAGAATTATATATTACTACATATTGTAAAAATTATACAGCAGGTGATTTACAATTAGGAAATGCTATGTTAAATCCTGGGAGTATGACATATGAAATAGTTCCCAAAGTAGTTGGGGTTTCACCAGCAATGAATAGAATAACAACAGTAGATAATAATTTTTTATCTGTTGGATTTTCAAGAACAGCATTCCCATTTGATACTTTTAATAAACCCGGAGGAGTGGCAGATGACCCACAAACACAAACAACATTTGTGTTGCCTATTATAGCAGCACCAGAAACTTTTACACGAGCATTTGGTGGATTTATATTAAAATCACAAGAACATTATAAAAATACCGAATCATATGATGAAAGTAAAGATTGGTTTGGTGTAAATAATAGTGATAATTTAATGCCGATTTCTTGGGAGATTGAAAAAGGAAGTAATGAAGTTGTATTTAAAATACGTGAAATTATTAATGGTTCGGTTGGTAATGTGATTGAAACATGGCGACCAAATGGCGGAACTGTATATGATAAAACACAACAAATAATAATTAAATTAAGAGGTAATATAACTGATTTTTTTGGAGGTGTAAGAGCAGACGAAACACGATATGCTATTTCTATTAGTATAAAAGTTGGTGCTGCTGGTGAAATAAATCACATTTTTTTTTTAGATAGTTCTTATTTTGGTATGGACTGGTTAAACGCAGTTTGTTGGAATTCGTCAGTTCCATTATTATTATACGGAACTGACGAAGCAAGAATGATTACAGATTATAGTCAAAAATTAGGGGGAATTGCTGGAAATACAATATTAACGGGGGGATTCCATTTAGGTAATGTAAGTGCAACATTAATTATGAATAAAATAAAAAGTGAAACTTTATTAAATATTACACCACCAACACAAACAGATTATACATTTGAAAGATTTTTATTACAATGTAATTGTACCACATTACAACCAGATAATGGAACACTTTATAATATTAATTCTTTGAATACGGGGGCAGATTTATTTTTAAAAATTAATAGAATTCTTGATAAAAAAGGAATTAATATTTGTTTAAATGTTGATAATCTTCCAATTCATAATTATACGTGTGGTCCAGATAAAGGTATGACGTCTAAAAGAATATTTACTTTAATGAAACAAGGAACTGCATCAGCATCAACAAGAGTAAGAAATTTAACAGTAGCAATTGCAACTAATTTAAATTGGACTAAATTAGAAAATAGGTCCGAAATTAACATAAATAATTTTCAAATTCGGTTTAGTAATTTAGATGGAAGTAATGCTGATAGTTTAGAGGGTAATGTATCATTTGTTTTGCTTATTCGTAAAAATAGAGAATTATCATATATTGATAAAACAAAAGCAACGAGAATGGAAACTATTGATAATACTGAAAATAATTTTAGACTTAGAGGAACTTTTTAAAAAGAAATCAAAAGTTTAGGTATGTATTAGAAATTGTGTTTCTGTATAGAGGTGAGTCATATTAGATAGGACTTAAACTTTTGAGATTTGAATATGGTTTCTTTCTTTAAAAGATTTTTCTAAAAAGTTTTAAATTAAATTAAATTAATTTAAAATTCTAAAATAAAATTATCTATTATATAATATAATAAAATGGCGTTTCCTATTCCTAATCAAGTTTTTGCACAATCTACAATTGATGAAGTACATACTCTGACATGTAATGGTCTTGATATCACCCCTAATAAGGTGGTTGTTTCTCCCATTGTTCTATGTAATAAATTTCAGTGTGCTCTACTCAGCGCTGATTTTGATGGATTCAAAAAAGGTGATATTAAACACTTTGTTATAAAATTTAAGACTATTTCTATGCAGGGCGAACTGTATCGTAATGCTGGGAAATTTGAGGCAAATGCTGATAATACTATTGATATGGCAAAATGCCCTATTTATAGAAATTTTACTATGCCTGCTGATACTCAATTTAGTGATTTAGAATTAGAAATTTGTAATGCTGATGGTGCTCCAATTGCTGGTGATCCATCGTGGGGAAATAGTTATTTTACCATTCATATACGCCATAACCCCGAAATTCTTCAAAATGAATGGTTAGATAGTATTAAAATTGCTAATGAAAATACCGGTCAATCTGCCGCTTCTGTATCTGCGGCGGTTGGTCTTGTGCATCAAGCAGTATTAGACCAAAAAGCAAGTCAAGATTTAACTAAACTCGCTGTGGATCAATGCAAGCAAGCGAATAATTTAATCAAATCATCTGTTGATAGTTGTGTTGCTGCTACTGGATTAGTCAAAACTGCTGTTGAAGAGTGCAAAGTTGAACTTTCTGCTCGTCTTGTTGATGTATCTGGTGCATGTGCTGATATTAAAGATGCAACTGATGCCCATAAAGCAAGTGCCGAAGCATCTGCCACTCAACTCAAAGCAAGTATTGATGCCCATAAGGCATCTGCCGAATTATCTGCCACTGCTATAAAAGATGCCACTGATGCCCATAAAGCGAGTGCCGAATTATCTGCCACTGCTATAAAAGATGCAACTGACGCATGTAAAGATGAACTATCTGCTAAACTTGTTGATGTTTCTGCCGCATGTGGTGATATTTCTACCCAGGTTGTCGCAGCAAAATCAATGTCTATTGTCAATACTGCACAACTCAAAGCAAGCACTGATGCCGTAAATGTTAGTATTAATGCTTTCAAAGATGCGAATGATGCTTCCATGCAGGCACATCAAGCGGTATCTCAACAGATTTCGGATAAAACAAGATACAAACTTTTATATTAGATTTAAGATTTAAAACCTATATTTCATCTTCTTCTATTTCCATACTTGTTGAACTTTCATAAAAATAATTTTCTTTATTATTTTTAGGTTGTATTTTTTTGTATTTTAATAACAGTTTGATATCGGCAAGATCTTCCGATAAAATCTGTAATTTCGTTCTTAATAAACAGATGTAATCGTTCATAGAATTTAAAATTCGCTGAAATTTATCTATTTTATTTATTATAATTTCTTCATTACTTTTTCTATTAATAATAGAGTTTATATAATTCATTATAATATAATATATATTATATTATAAGCATGCGTCCTATTTATATTAATTATATTAATTTAACAGAAAGATTTATTAAATCCTTTCCTAAATTATCATTAATAACAGTAAAAAATTATGTATCACAATTAAAAAAAGTAAAGGGATATAATTTACAAAAACCACGAGAAATAGAAAAAGGATTATTTTATAAATATGAAGTACCAAATTATAAACAAATGATAATTGCTATTATTAAATATTTAAAATTTGATGAAAATAATAATATAGATTTGATAAATGAGTATGCTGAATATATGGACGACCTAACAGAAATAATTTATGAAAATAATGATATAAATGAAAAATCAAATAAAGAAAAAGAATTATGGACTACATTTGATAATTTAAAAAAAGTATTTTATGATTTAGAAAATGTTATGTATGATAAAAAATTATTTGATAAAACATATAATAGATTAACAGAAACAAATAAAAATATAACAATTGATTATTTATTAATAGCATTATTTACTTTAACACCACCAAGAAGGTCACGAGATTATAGTGAAATGATAATAACAAATGTAAAAAATAATAAAAATAAAAATATAAATTATTTAGTTGTCATAAACAATGAACCTTTATATTTTTTATTTAATAATTATAAAACCAATAAAACATATGGAGAACAAAAAATAAATATAAATAATCATTTAAAATCAGTAATAAAAAAATATTTAAAAATTAAAAATTATGATGATATCAATAATAAAAGATTATTTACAATTAATAAAAATAAAATATTAACAGCAAATAATTTATCTAAAAAAATTAAATCAATTTTTTTAAAATCATTTTTAAAAAAACCTATAAATATTAATTTAATAAGACATATTTTTATTAGTGAAAAAATAGGAGAAGAAGAAATAGAATTATTAAAATATAGAAAAAATATTGCATATGCCATGGGTCATTCAGCGGACATGCAAATTCAATATATTAAAAGATAAAATTAAAACATTTCGTACATATCAACATTATTCATTTTATGAAAATTAACGTGAAACTCTTTAATTTTATCAAAATAACATTCGTTAATTTTTGGAATGTAATTTAATTTTTTATTTTTAACACATACAATGTCTTTCTTAAAATGACATCTTAATATTCTTTTTTTAATAATATTATCACTTAATTTATCTATTTTTCCTAAATCATATTCATTTTTAATATCAATTTTATTTTCTTTTGTTAAAACATCATTATTAATTTCAAATTCATTATTAATAACAAGATATATTAAATTTTTACTTTTAAGAATATCATTAATCCCATCTACCATATAATCTTCATTGAATAAAACACTTTTCAAACATCCAATTTTTTTTACATATTCATTACATATTTCTCTTGCTTTTTTTTCTTGTTTTTTCTTATCTGTATTAGATAATACATTAAAATTATTTGGTAATAACCATTCTTTATATTTTTTCTTATCAATAAACATTTTATTAATGAAATATTTTTTTAATTCTAATTTTTGCTGGAATGTAATAAATGGATTTGGTGACTGTTTATCAGTTTCGTCAATATAAAATACACTTTTATTTTGTTTGTGTATATATATTGAAGCAGTTTTATTATTAATATCATCTATATCACTGTATCTAATAATATCTTCAATATGTTTTGGAGTCCAAATATTTTTAATTTCTTTAATATTCTTTTTTTTACTTTGTTCTGCTGTTATGTATTTAACAATCTCATAACCCGTAATATCCATAAAATATTTTAATGTTTCAAAATTTTTTGATTTGGTTTCATCACACACACCTCTCATTAATTTTTTATGAGGTTTTACATAAGTTTTATATAATTCTTCATTATTAAAAAATCCACCAATATTTAAATCATCTTCATCAATTGATGGTTTAATAAAAATAGGTTCATCAAAAATATTAATATTTTCTAAAATATTTCTAAAAATATACATTTCTATTAAATTAGAATTAAATTGTCTGAATCGCATACTACCTTGGATTGTTCCACGCGGATATGTATGATTCGCGTATGTAATATATAATTTATCAAAAACAATATTACAATTAACACCGACTGAAATTGTATTATTATAAATAACTGCCATGATATCTTTACCGTCTTTATTTTTATTCCAAATTTTATTAACATCTACCAATTGTTTTTTATCTAATTCTTGTGAATCCCCATGATATACTTTAATTTGAGATGGTAATATTTTAGAATTTTCAACCATTAATTTTTTAATATCTTCAATGTGAAATTTAAATTCTGATACACTTCCCGTTTTATATGGATATTGAAAACATATTTTTTTACCTAAATTTAAATCTTTTTTCAATTGTTCTAAAAATAAATCAAAATCATTATATAAATTTACTTTTTTATTAATTTTATCATTTTCTTTACCAATTAAATAATATGATAAATCTAAATCTTCAAAAAATGTAATTGTTCTTTTACTAACATATGCATCCATACAAATAACTAATTCGGCATTTTTAATTAAATTAATAAATTTAACCCAATTTTTATTATATCCAACTTTTTCCATACATTTAGTAGAACCAAATGATAAAAATAAACTTTCTATTTCATCAATAATTACAATATCATATTTTTTTTTAATATTATTTTTACCAACCGATTCAATTTCACATACAACTTTATCATTATTTCCATATTTCGCTTCTTTGTATGAAACAAAATTATTTTTCTCATATGCTACATTATCATCATTTCTTTTATTAAATTTTAAATATTCTTTTATTCTTTTAATCTCATCATCATCACATTTTCTATTAAATTCGCCCATCTGGTTCATACATAATGATACACGATTACATAAACTAATAACTGTTTTTTTTGGAACAGTTCTTAAAAATAGATTAATATTATTTGTTTTGCCAGCACCCATATTTAATTTTAAAATAATGTGTTTTTTATCAAAATTAAAAGGTACATCTTTCAAATTTAAAAATTTAGTTTTAATAATTTTATCAAATTTTTTATTATCTAATTCATATGTTTTGAATTTTTTAACATATTTATTTTCAAATGGTCCGTAAAATTGTTCTAATAATCCAAATAATTTTTTACGTTTTAATTTTCTATGATTTTTAATTTGTTTTTTAGAAAAATCACCCATAATATTCATTTTTTTATTATAAATTTCTTTCCAATAACATTTATCATGTTCTATATTTTTACGTTGTTCTGTGTATATAATTTCCCACATTTCATCAAAATCCAATCCTTCATTACAACAACAAGTTATAATAAAATAAAATTCTTTGTATTTAATATATACTTTGTCAAAAGGAATACATTTTAAAATTGTCCTAATATCATCGTGATAATGATGAATATTAGGAATCGGAACATTTTCTAATTTATCATATTTATTAAATGTTCCTTGAAATTTTAAATGTGTGCGTTTGTTGTTTGTTGTTTTGTTAATAATTGTATTACCAATTTTAAAAGTTGTATCATTTTTTATTAAATAATTTTTAATTTGGTCTGTTATTAATATTGATTTATTATTAATATTTTGAATAATATGATTATCATAATTTTCATCAATTAATATTTTTTGAATTCGCTCTGCATTTTTTTTATCTTCTAATTTACTTTGATTTGGAAGTTTAAAACATTGATTAGAATTATATGGAATTGGGTCAGTATCTAAAATAAATGCTAATTTTTTAATTTGTGATTCTTTCATATGTTCCAAATTTGAAAAATGATAATTATTAATAATAATATGAAGGGATAATTCATATGATTTTATTTTTTTTTTATAACCACAAGAACCAGAAATAGATAAATTACAATTAACAAATATAGATTTAATTTGTTCTATAAGTTTTCTATATTCGTCGCATTCTACTATATTATCTATTTTATTTTCAACTTTTTTATCAAAATCAAAATATACTTTTCTTTTTCTCATATTATGTAATATTTCATAACAATCATTATTATTATTTTTAATAAAATTACATAAATCATTTACTGGCATATGTGAAAATAAACAAAGTGGATACGTATTACCATTTTTGAATTTTTTTTTAATATTAATTTTACATCTAATATTATCTGTTTCATTATTAAAACAATGTAATAAAGGACTTACACAAAAATATTGTGATTTATATTTATTTAATTCTTTCTTTAATAATATATCCTTTGATAATAAAGATGTTATTGTATTATATGATAATAATAAATCTTTCATCTTCTTCTTTTTAAAATTATTTTCAATATTAACCATTTTTAACCATTGAATTTTTTTATGAGTAAATTGCATAGGTTCTAAAATTTCTTTATTTTCATTATTAAAATTAACCATTTGTATAATATTACCATTTTTAAAAATATGTTGTTTATTTATAATTGATAATTCTGTCATTATATATATGTAGTAATATATATATATAATATGTCTTTAAGTAATCATTTTAAAGAAATCCTTGAAAAAAAAAATATATAATCAAAAACAAAAGTTTAAGTCCTATCTAATATGACTCACCTCTATATAGAAACACAATAAAAACTACCACCCCTCCTTTTTTCAAATCCACACATAGTCCTATTCAGCATTTAATTCCATTTGTTTTTGTAATTTTTTTTCTAATTGTTTTTTTTTATAATAAGTTCGCATGGATTTATTCCTTGATAATCTTCCTTTTTCAGTTTTAGCATATTTTTTAGCATGCTCTGCTTGTTTTGGATTTTTCTTAATAATTTTATGAGTTTTCTTTAATTCGTTAATATATTCGTTGATAAAATCGGCATTTTGGATTTTCCATAAATTGAATTGATTTACTTGATTAACTTGTGCCATATTACTATATATGAGTTTTAATTCTTTAAATCAATTTTCTCTTAATAAATTGCAACTTCTACATAATAGGCGTAATTCTGCGTTCTGTTGATGAAAATGTTGCCATAAATTATTAAATTCACTATCTTTTTCTAAAAATACAGTATTATTATAATTATTACTTGTGAATTGGGTTGGTATTTGTAAATCGTGATTAATTGTTTTAAGAAAGGTATCACGTATCTTGTGAAAATGTAAAATGTGATCCACGTGTATATCTGTTGTATTATTACAAAATTCGCATTCCAAGATTTTATCCTTTTTAAAATCCATAATTTGATTAGAAATAGATGATCTAAATGCGTTTGTTAGATTCTGCTTATTACTTGTTTTTACGCCTTTAATACAAGTTATCCATGATATAGGTGTGATTGTTTTATCATTATTTATTATATTCATACCATATGCATTTCTATTTTGAATATTTTGAATGATTTCAATATCTATTAGATTTTTTGTTTTATTAATGTAATTAGGATGCCGTTTAAATAATTCAATCATTTCATCAAAATAATTATTATAATTATCTTTAATACTTGATGTTATACCGATATGATTATATATTATATTTTTAATATATAATTTGAATGTACCTTTTGTGTTGAAACATTTGTTATTAAAAAGAACTTTAACCATATTATATATACATATTACTATCTCTTTAAGTATTTGTTGATAATTTTTTAGTAATTGTTTTACATTTTAAAGTATTGTAATGCCTTGTTTTATTGTGTCTTACTATTAATGTAAAACAAAATTTACAAGGTTCTTTTAATTTATATTTATGTTTATTTTTTTCATATGTTTTTTTATTTTGCTTTTTAATAAGTTCCTTGTTATTATCACGATATTCTTTTGATTTGGTTTTTATAATATCAATATTTTTTTGATAATAATCTTTTAATTTATCTTTATTTTTTTTTGTATATTTTTTCTTTCTTAATTTTATTTTTTCTTTATTATCTTTTCTATATTTTTTGAATGTATCTTTATTATTTTGATAATATTTTTTGAATGTATCTTTATTATTTTGATAATATTTTTTGATTTTATCTTTATTATTTTGATAATATTCTTGATTTGTTCTTGTAGGATAAATACTATTCAATTTTGGTTTCAATTCTTCGTAATATTTCCGTTCAAATTTAACTAATTCTTTTTTATTATTACAAACTACATGTGCTATTAAAATAATATCCCAATTATTAAATCCACCATTCTCACGAATAAAATTATATACTTTTGAATTATAAGATTTATTATTAATATTATTACAACACGTTTTATGTGCATATATCCTTCTTTTTAATGAAGTTGTACTTCCTACATAAATATCTGTAATTAATGTATCTTTACAAACTATTTTATATATACAAGAATTCTGATAGTTTGGCATCCTATTATATATAAGTTTAAGTGTTTTAAATATTAATTTATTGTAAATGCGGGTACGTCTAACGTAATTTATAATTAACGGGGGTATTAATTTTGTAAAATATTATTTCAATATTTTAGAAAAAGTTTGAAAGAAAGAAACCAAAATGATATAAATTATAATCTCAAAAG